TGCTTCTTCGATTTCATTCAATTTCTTTTGATATACAGGCACAATATGTTTTGTATGAGCACCTTTAATATCCAAGGACCGCATCATGTCATAAGGATCGAATACTTGCTTGAAATCACGAACATTAAAACAATCATCAATAGCACCTTCGATTTCACCCATATATTCACGGGTTTTATCTAAGACACGCTCTTGTATAGAAACTACTACTTTAGTCTCTACATTATCGACTTGTTTTGTGGTTGGTGATTTAGTCTTTAATTTTTCAATGAATGTGGAAATCCATTGTTCGTTTTTCTCCGTAAGAGGTGCACCACGGAGTTTCATTCGGCAAACGAAACCTAAGTTTTCAAAGTCATCTTCCGAAACCTTCTCAAAGGCTTCGATTTCTTTTTTAGATACGCCAATTTCTTTGAGGTAAGAAAGTGTGAACTTTTTACTCTCTTTTGAGTCTGAGTGGTAATTATACCAATTTAAAGCATTTGACAGTGAGGTTTCACCATTTTTCCAGTTAGGTTCACCGCCAGATAATGCTTTTTCGAAATCTTTAACCGATGCGTGTCTCATGTGTAATTACCGCTTTAATAGAGTCAGTACGGAAAGAACGCCATGCGTTGTTGTCCATATCCCATACTGCTAGTGTACTAGGATTCTCTGCTCTTGTCAAGCCTTCGGTTAAAAGTTGTTGCCCCTCTACAACAGGTTTTGCGGGTAAATATTCCGGTAAAAGTGTGCATTTCATTTCACGTTCGGTTCCGTCAACTTTAGTAAACACAACCGTAGAGACCGAATTTAACAAAATCTCTTTCAATTCATACTTATCAAACATCTTTCATTTCCTTTTCATAGTAATCCATATATTCTGTGGCATTTTCACAGAGTGCATTGAATGTGGTATCAATAAATTCTGCTGAGGTTGTAGTGACCTTTGACACCACACCCAAGAACCCATTATCTATCATATTTTCAATATAGTCAAGAGGTGAAATCAAGATTGCCTGAAATTTTTCTGGCATTTTTGGAGGATCTTCTGGAAATATGATGATATCATATAAATCACCTGAGGTACTACCACCTATTTTTTCACCTGGTTTTTTAAAAAGAAAAGAAGTTATTTCCATTTCACCTTCTTCATTCCGATAAAAATTTATACCATCAAATGGCTCAGTCTTTAATGTTTGCCATGATTCGCTCATTGAATGCCTTTATGTGTGTCTTTCGAACTTTTACCATAATCCATGCGTTATAATAATCCGTTGATTCTAATACGCACCTGTCAAATTGTTCTTTCGCTTCCAGGTAACTACATTCACCTTTGCTTCTACATAAGTGAAGTATTTCTCTTTTGAATGATTCCACTCCGTATGTTTGAACATCATTCTGTAATTCAGAATTAGAACCATAATAAGTTTGCCAATCGGAAAATGATTTAAGTTTCTTCCTTTTACCTTTAATTATTTTGGTTCTAACTGAGTAGAAAAACTTTTTACCTACGTATTTTTTGCCCGTAGTTAAATGCGTTATAATGTACACGAAACCATAATTGTCGCCAATATCTTGTTCTGTGAAATCTTTATCGTTGTAAATCCAATTTATTTCCATTCCTCATTCTCATCAAAGTCATCATCTTCTATATATTCTTCACTGAGGACTTCAACTCTTTCACCACAGAATGGGCAGAATGTCGGTGTTTCATCCGACACATAATCTTCTTCAAATGCTATCTCAAAACTTGATTCACAATTTTCACATTCCGAACTTACTATTTTTTCTGACATATTTTCTCCTTAATTAGCCCAAACATCACCCCAGTTTCCTGTAGTGGCACCTTTGGCATAGTCTGTTGCACGATTTTCAAAGAAATTTGTATGTGTTGGAGCATTAATCATTTCTTCAACCCATGGTAGTGGATTTTTCTTGACTTTCATAATACCCTTTAAACCTAAAGAGATAAGTCTGCGATCCGTGATGTAGCGAATATATTTTTTAACATCTTCGGAATTCAAACCTTCCATAGCACCCATGGAGAATGCTAGGTCAATAAACTTATCTTCAAGCTGAACCATACGTTCAGCAATCGTATAAATTTTACCTTTCAGTTCATCATTCCAAATTTCTTTATTTTCTTCTATGTAGGTTCGAAATAATTTAATCATTCCTTCGGCGTGCATTGTTTCATCTACAATAGACCAAGTAACGATTTGACCCATACCTTTCATCTTACCGGTTCGTGGGAAATTCAACAACATGATAAACGAACTGAATAGTTGCATACCTTCAGTGAATGCGGAGAACACTGCAATATGTTCTGCTGTAGATTCTTTGGTGCCATTTCGTGAAGACAAATCCATAACGTAATCATGTTTGTCTCTCATTTCTTGATAGTCAAGGAATTGATTATATGTTGTCTCCGGGAGTCCAAGAGTTTCAATCAGATGTGAGTATGCGGCAATATGGAGTGCTTCACGTGCCGCAAAACCAGATAACATCATACGCACTTCTGGTTGTGGAAAATATGGTAAGTAATTTCTTACATAGCCGCCTGCTACGTCAATATCACCTTGCGTGAAAAAACGGAAAATGTGTGTTAAGAACTGTTTTTCTTCATTCGATAATTTTTGTTTCCAATCTTTGACATCCTCTGACATTGGAACTTCTGTATGAAGCCAATGAGATTGTTCATGTTTCAACCATGCATCATACGCCCATGGATAGTTAAATGGTTTGAAATGATTTCTCTCATCCATTAAACTCTTTGCGACTTTCTTAATCATTAATCCACTCCGTTAATTGTTGTTTTGATTTTAATCCGACCATACGTTTTATTTCTATGTTACTGTCTTTCATTACTAATGTTGGCACTGAACGAATTCCATATTCCATAGCCAGTTCCGAATATACATCAATATCAACAACTTCAATGGGAACACCAGCATTGATTTCTTCTAGTGTCGTTGCCATTACTTTGCAGGGTTGACACCAAGATGCCGTAAATCTCAAAATTCTTTTCATAATATTAGCACCATGAAGTTTTGGCTTCACCGTAGTATTCACGTGCGAAACCATTTGTTATTAACATTTGTCTTAAACTTTTACCATCTAAGATCACATCACCCAATACACGACCACCATATTTGTCCCAATCCATCAAAATAACTTGACGTTTCTGTGCCGCATTGATTTGTGCTTTTGTGAATGCCGTGGCCGCTTGTCCACGTGCGTCTTCACTTGGACACTTTGCACGATGACCCTTTTCAGGTGTATCAACACCAAAAACACGAATGCTTAATTCCTTTTTCAAAGGATCAGGTAGCCAGTTAGCTTGGAATGCTACTGTATCACCATCAACTACTCTTGTCAATACTGCATCATAAATTACACCAGATTTTTCTTTTTGAGCAAATGCCGGTATGATACAAAGTGCTAGGATTATTGTTATTATTTTTTTCATTTTTCTTTTCTTTCGTACATGTAAGTGTCTGTATCACCGAGAGACCATTTGGCTTCGGTTTCAACAGACCATCTTTTGGTTGATACTTTAAAATCCGGATATTTCAACTCACGGGGATTACTAGAGGGTTCAAACACAATCATTCTATTATTGGGTTGACATGCAAACTGCCCATTATCACATTTAATAAAATTATATGATTTATGGTCTTCAACATCCTCAGAGAAGCCAGTATCTATAACATTAAAATCTGGATGAGCGGAGTCCACAGTAAACATATATTCACCATACATCCAACTGCCATTTTTCAATTTAAATTTACATTTCATCGATTGAAGTTGTGCTTTCTTCAATACTGTAATGTCATAACTTAAACTGTCCCACAGTTGTAGATAATCTAAGGGTAATGGTTCACCTTCAATAGGCTTCCAACAGTATGCGCTGATTGGTAACTTATCATAAAGTGCGCCATATTCGTTTAAATAAGATTCGATTCTGAAGGCTTGACCCCTCAGAGATTTAATACTTATCCACCAGCAAGGAACAAGTTCATTATGCCCTTCTTCAAAGTCATAAAGAAACTCTTTACGAACGAAACATTTAACGGCAGGTAAATTTGCTATAATGTGTGACATTTAACCCTCGCAGGCGATACAGTCATTACCTTCTGCAATTGCAGTCATGTCAATTTCTTTAATTACATCACGTTCAATTTTTCTCGAAACTTTATCAGCCTTTGCCAATTTTTCTGAACGGCAGTAATATAGTGTTTTCACACCTTTCTTCCATGCTAAGAAGTGAATAGCATGTATATATTTGATGTGTGAATCTGGACGGAAGAAAACATTCAATGATTGTGCTTGGTCAATATAAACTTGACGGTCGGCCGCATGTTCAATCACCCAACGTTGGTCAATTTCCATTGAAGTCTTAAATACTTCTTTAGTGTTTTCGTCCATCCAATCAAGGTGTTGTACAGAACCATCATTAGCAATAATTGAAGACCAAATATCGGAATATTTTCCAGAATCCATTCCTTCTTCTAAAGATAGGTGTTCTCTGATTACTTTATCAAGCCAACGATTCTTGTTTAAAAAAGATCCCGATAGAGTATCTTGACGGTATGCGTTAGCACGATAAGGCTCAATACTAGGGCTAGTATTTCCCATGATGATAGACGAAGAAGCATTTGGAGCAATAGCCATAAGATGACTGAAACGCTGGCCAGAGCCCACGGCATCGGGCGCTTCACCACGTTCAGAACCGAGTTGAAGATTTGCTTCATCTAATTTACCTCTAATATGTTTGAAAATTTTATTATTCAATACTTTTGCCATTACTCCTTCGAATGCAACGTTATTTTTCTGGAGAAATGCGTGAAAGCCCAAAGCACCAACACCGATGCTCCGCTCACGGCTAGCACTATATCTTGCACGTGATATGCTATCAGGAGCATTATCAATGAAATACTGTAAGACGTTATCGAGCATCTCGGCCACGTCCCGAAGAAAAAGTTTGTCGTCTTTCCAATCATCATAATACTCCAAATTCAAAGAAGACAAACAGCACACCGCTGTTCGTTCTTCATTTGTGGGAAGAATAATTTCAGAACAAAGATTTGATTGGTGTATCTTTAATCCTTTGTCCTTCAAAAATTGTGGCATAGCACGATTACTCGTATCAATGAAGTGAATATATGGTTCACCCGTGTGCATACGGAGTTCAAGAATTTGTTGCCAGA